TCTGAAGAGATTGAAGGATTCTACGGACTCGGCTATGCAGAACCGACGGAAATGCTTCTGAGAAAGGAGGGAATTAAATTCGAGATCGTTGATCTTCAGTATGAAGACGATGATGAAGAATACGGAGAACCCATCTGTGATGACATTGTTGTCTACTAATTGACAACAGAAAGGAAAACGTTATGCCCAGAAAAACCTTCAGAACGCTCATTAAAGAGCACAATCCCAAAGACCCGTTGGCCCATGCAAAGTTGGATGCTTTGTGCATCGCTGAAGAGTTGGGATACGGAAAGCAAATGCCCGATTATGTTTCCCGTATCATCAACGCCACAAAGGAAAGTCAGATTACTCTGACGCTCAAGACGGCAAGGGAAAGGTGGTGTGAAACGTGATTGATAATAATTACAAACATCACATTCCGAAAGAGGTTCGGTTTGAGTTGGTGCAGTTGGAACGGAAATGGTTCAGAGACAGACCTGTGTATCTGGTAGCGTTCAACTACCAGAACTGCCCCTACACAAAGATGTGTAACACAATAAGGGAGGTGAAGAAGTTTGGGCAAGACATGAAGAAGATGAAACTGAAAGATGAAGCAACTTGGGCCAAGGTAAAAGCCCTCAACGAGAACCTTAACAACTGAATATGGAAACCATTAACTCATCACCCAAAGGAGAAGCAAATGAAGAGAAACGTTAATGTTGCTGACATGTCCCTTGCCCAGATCGACAATGCCCCTCTTGAGGTTGTGGCTACGGTGTGCAACCAGTTGAGAGACGCTGCCGAGGAAGCAAACAACCTCATGAAGATGAAGCAGATGTTAGCGAAACTGAAGATGAGACAGATGTGGAAGGATATGTGGAAGGGAATCGACCATATCTACCACGTTAAGGAAGCCAACTATATGCATGGCGAATCCTTCTCCCGTAACGTGTTCCTCAACGGAAACGCATCTGGAGTTATTAAACCTCATATCACGATTGAGTGGCCCGAAGGAACCAACTTCAAGCACCGGGTTGAACTGATCCATACGAGAGTGGATGACAAGGGAAGAGTGACAACTGAAAGGGAAAAGTTCTATGACAAAGACTTCTCCCGTTTCTATCAGGCTTACTGGTCTGATGATGAGACCAAGAGAGAATGGGCAGAGGGGGTGATGATGTTGATGGTTAACTGGAAAGATGTCCAGAACGGTGCTGAAAAGTATTTGAAAGATGAATTACAAAAGAGAGCCACACCGTATCTCAAGGTGCTGAAGTTCGACCAGAGATTGAACGACACGCTGAAGAGACTGGGTGTTCCGCAGATGGAAGCGAAATAAATACAAAGGAAAAGAGAGAAACGAAAATGACCAAAAGAGAAAAGGAAAGGCTGAACCGTTACTTGGACTGCATTGTGGAAGGCTTTGAGGAATTCCAAGAAAACCTAACTGATGACACCAAATTCTGGAACGCTTACAGAAGCATTAAGAAGATGGCGGGAGAAGAGAAAGCGAGTAATGAAAAAAGCCTGTCAAGTGAAAGGCTAAGAGAACTTTTACTTACGCTGATTCACAACGAGATTGAATACGGCACATACGACAAGAAAGGATCGTTACCGTGGCTTATAGGCGCTATGGAAATCTCAAAGGAAGAAGCAATTGAATTGGGGATTGATAAGTTGTATAGACCGGAATATTTCAACGAGTCTTTTGCAGAATTCAAGTAAAGGAGAGAAATGAAGATGACGAAGAATGACAAGATCGAACGTGTCAAGATGGTCAAGGCTATGGAGTTTGTGGCAAGGCAAATCAACGATGAAGACGTGTTCATGGGCTGGCTGCTGAACGGCGTAGCAGATGGAGACATTGAGTATGGCGATGTTGGTTACAACGACGGAGACGAGGAGATGCTTGACTACTATATCGGTGAAACGGAATTCGCTGATTTGATGGGATGCTTCCTTCGGGTTATGGCTCGGGCATATAAGAGCGGTGGCCTGTATTGCAACAGAATCAGCGACAACAATGGAAACTAAGGAGGAAAAGAAAATGAGTAGTATTCAGTACGGTTTTGTTAGCGTTCGGTCGGTGGTTGATTACATCGTGAGTAACTCCGGCAAGGCAATTGGATTCACCTCTGATACTTTGGAGAGTATTGGTTGGGATGGTGAACCGAGCGGTTGGTACGGAATCAAATATGAAAAGATGTTTGATGTCCCGTATGTCTTCATTGGATATTACGGGGGTGGAGTTGATGCAATGCAAGGCTCTGATGATTTGTCTAAAGCAAACATTATGGATTTGTTGATTGGTTTCTTTAAGGATAAGTTCAATATGGACATCAACAGAAGCAGTTACATCTGCGTAGATTTGGAGGATATGAGATGAAGAAGATTTTTGAAAGCGAAATGACCAGTCTCGACTTTGGTGGCGGTGAATACGCTGAACGAGTCATCGTCTATGAGTTTGATTCCGTTGAGGAACGGAGTGCTTACGAAGCCATGACGCAGACTGAGGTAAGGGAAAAACTTGGTCTCCCATACGATTGGTTCCCCGCTCCGGGTGCTTATTTTGAAAGAACAGATATTGATGAGATTAGTTATTCTCATCTGGTAGCGGTGGTTAGAGGTACATATAACGTTTGACAAAAGGAGGGCTATAAAATGAGCGAATGGAGAACGGCATATAAGTTGATGCGGTTAGGGAAAGACGGAAAGGTTTACCCGCTGTTCATCAACAGAAAAGAACCCACGAAGTTCGGTGTTGTGCTTCCGGCTGAATGCTATCCCACGAAAGGTTTTGCTGTGAGACAGGGGTGGCACTGCTGCTTTACTCCTTATGCTCCTCATCTGAAAGAGGAACTTGCATCTGGAGAGAAACGAGTCTGGGTGGAAGTCAAGGTAAACGATTATGACACCTATGACCGTCCAGAGTCGCAGGGTGGTGCATGGATACTGGCACAGAAAATGATCGCTGTAAGGGTGCTGACACCAGAGGAGGTGATGTTATTGCAGGTGGCATAAGATACGGAGAATTAAATGTGAGCAATAAAACTACGCAAAACAAAAAGGAGAGAATTATGGCAAAGGAAATGAAAGCGAAAGTGATCCGTATCCTCAAGGAAGAGAACATGCAGAAGCGGTTACAGGACATTCTTCAGAAGCGAGACGAGTTCCTGTCTCACGTTGATGATGTTCATGTGAAATTACAGGACGGAAATAGCAAGACGGGAGCGAAAGTGAAAACGGTCAGTCTTGCTCCTGTGATTGACTGTCTGCGGAACTGCAAGAACTGCATGAAAGAATGCTACGACACCCGGAACGACTGCTGCTATCCCAGCGTGAGACTGGACCGGGCAAGAAACAGTGCCATTCACAAGGCAAATCCTTCTCGGTACTGGAACGAGATTAGTCAGTTGATCAGTGAGCAGAAGGTTGACTGCTTGCGGATTAACGTAGGTGGTGACTTAACGGATGATGATTTCGCTTACGTTGATGCGGTAGCGAAATGGAATCCGACCTGCAAGATTCTCCTGTTCACCAAGAATTATCAGGGCGCTAATGCCTATATGGATAAGAACGGAGATTTTGCAGAGAACTTACAGATTATCTTCTCGGCATGGAAGGAAACTGAAATGGTTAATCCGTACAACATGCCGGAAAGCCATGTACTGTATGTTGATGGTTCTACCACTGCCCCGGAGTACGGTGCGTATTACTGTGGCGGTGATTGTACTGAATGCTTTATGGAAGGGAAAGGTTGCATGACGTTGAAGAAGGGTGAGCACGTTATCTTCATGGCTCACTAAGAGAAAGAGAGGAGAACAGTATGGGACTTGATATGTATCTGTCAAAATTTAAAAAGATCGACGCTAAAAAGGCAAAATGGTTTGAGGGCGAATTCGAGAAGCGAATTAACGACTTCGGTTATGAAGTGTGGGATGTGGTGGATGGAAACGAGGAAGAAATTGAAGAGATTAAAGATTTCCTTGTTCGCACCAAAGTATATAGAACCGTTTGGGATTATGAACGGTTCGAAAAGGAAAATAATCTGAAAGGATGGTATCTTTGGAATATAAGCCACGAAGATATTGATAAAGTCACGCTTTGCTACCGCAATGATGGAAAGACAAGGGAATTCTCTCTTACCAAAACAGAATACAACTCGTATTACCAGTACAAATTGTGTGACTGCTATATCGCATCATACAAGGAAGTAGATTACTGGAGAAAGAATTATGACTTACAGGATTTAATTCATGAGGGGCATGACAACGCAATCCATAATTGTGGATATGCCCTATTAACAAACGAGGAGGTGGAAGCCATTGAAAGAGAATGTGGCAAGTCGTACCCGTGGCTGAACGATGATGAGGCTTATGTGTACATGGAGTGGTATTAAGGGAAAGGAGAACGACATGAGCAAATGGGTAGACATCAGACCCACAGAAGAAGAGAAGATTATGGGAGAAGAGTGGGATCTTCCAAAAGAGGAAATCGAGTTAGGATATGGCATTTTCGAGTTCAACGGAACGGGAATACTTGAGATTGAACAGTGGGATTGTATGGGGACATTCTCTAGAGCATGGGATGAAGATGACAGAGGAACGGAAGGCTCGGACATGTTGGCTGCAAAACAGGCCGAGCATGATGGCTTTTGCAAAATCATCCCTGTAAATGAATTGCCCGAGAACTTTGAGTACCGTTATTTCGGATGGGTTGATACCCCGGAGAACAGGGAAAAGATTAGACAGTATTGCATGTAACTTATTAACCACAAGCGAGATTGACAACTGAATATAGTTAAAACTGAATATGGTTATAGTTAAAACAACAGAAACAAAACACAAAAAGGAGAATGATTATGGCGGCTAATGTTGAAGTTATGTTCTCGGTTCGTGAAACCCCTTGGCATGGACTTGGGAGAATCATCGAGTCTGCTCCCACTAGTAAGGATGCTATCAAACTTGCTGGTCTTGACTGGAAAGTGATTCAGCACGATGTGATCGACGCTGTGACTGGCACGGTGATGCTCGGTTACAAGGCAAACGTTCGTGACACGGACAACAAGGTTCTGGGTATGGTCACTGACAGATACCGCATTGTTCAGAATGAAGAGGCTTTCGCCTTCACCGACGCACTTCTTGGTGAGGGGGTGACGTATGAGACAGCCGGGTCTCTTGCTTCTGGTAAGAGAGTTTGGATGCTTGCTCGTATGGAAGGGAGAACGTTAACGGATGAGAAATATGATCCGTATCTCGTCTTCACCAATTCTCATGATGGCACTGGTGCTATTCGTGTGGCATTGACCCCGGTGAGAGTTGTGTGTCAGAACACCCTCAACCTTGCTCTGAAAACCGCTGAAAGACAGTGGGCATGTGTTCACAAGGGAGATATTCAGGGCAAACTCGAAGAAGCGAGAATGACTCTGAGTAACGCAAATACTTATCTCGCCAATCTGGAAGAGGAGTTTGGTGAGATGAAACTTCTTACCCTTACTGATGATCAGGTGAAAGCGTATGTTGATATGCTGCTTCCGCTTGACGCAAAGGATAATGACCGCAAGGTAAGGAACATCGAGGATATGCGGAACGAACTGATGGCTCGTTACCTGTATGCTCCCGACCTTCAGCCGATTGAGAAGAGTGCGTACAGATTTGTGAATGCGGTCAGCGATTTCGCTACGCATAAGGAACCCGGTCGCAGAACAATCAATTTCAAAGAGAACCGTTTCATGAAGACGGTTGACGGTAATCCGTTAATTGACACCGCCTACAAGATGATGGTCGAACTGAAGACGGCGTAAGGGAAAAGCAAATGAAGTAGCAAGGTAACCCGCATCACCCGCCACGGAGGTTACGACGGCATTAACGAGGTATGGAATGTTTACTTGGTTTGATCTCTCAACAGGCTGCATGATGAGACAAAGAACAACAATCCACAGATTCAAAACGCTGGAACAAGCCGAACGTTATGCCAAGGGAAAGAAGGTAAATGATATTTATGTAAGTAAGGGGGAATATGCTGTGGATGTGATTGTTACTGAAGTTCACGATGATGACGAAGGCAGATGGTATTTAAAGGAGGATTGATCATGAGCAAAAAGGTAAATGATGGTTGGCACACCATTCTTGGAAATCTGGTGTATGTAGAGAACGGTAAGGTCATGTACGGTATGAAGAAGGACCATAATGGTAGTTGGGTCACTGCCGCTGTGTATCGTGGAACCAATAATGGATACTGGGTCAACGAAAACCGTTGTAACACGGTGGATGCATTTAGAGCCGGGGTTAAACGCAGAACAATCGTCTTGATGTAAAGGAGAGCATAATGAATCAATACGAAAAGAAATACAATCTCAAAATGGTTGGGCTTAAAAAGGCTGCTGGAGAGACCAAATTCCTCAACGGATGGAACGGAGCGGTTCAGATTGGTTATGACAGAAAGAGTGGTGAAATCTTTACCAACTATGTTGTTGGAGAGAATTATGTGATTTATCACGATCCGGCAGTCATCTTTGTTAGCCGTGAAAAGTTCCCCGCATCAATGGAACTAATTGCGTGGAAAATTGATGCACGGAAACGTTATGTTGACAGCATTGAAAGCATGAAGGGAGATGAATAACTATGACCAAAAAGTTCCAAATCTCTGTTGAGAAGCGCATTTATGGAAGCATGGTTGTTGAGATTGAAGCAGATGATAAGGCATCGCTTAGAGCAATGCTGTCTAGAGCGAAACGAACCGCTCAGAAAATGATTGATGATGGGACAGCGGTTATTAAATGGGAATCTAAAAAAGATGTTCGGAAATACAATTCAGATAAGCCATGCGTCACTTGGGCTTGTTTAGATGATTGGCCCACAAAAGGAGGTGAGGGAAATGATTAATGATGTGATGGAAGCATTGAGCCTGTTGGACACTGTGCCGGAAAGCGAATGGAATACGAAGACGGGAGAACACGGAAAGTTAATTGAAGTGAAAATGCTGCCGTATCATGATGTGTTGATTTATGAAGACGGTTATGAGTTCTGGAACTACATTGGTGACTAAGAAGGGAGAATATCAATGGAAAACGAAACGATGATTGTTGATGTTTACTGCGACACCACCGACCTTTACACGGAAGACGAAATGAATATGGGAAACATGGCTGGGCTTGAATTTCCCACGGAGATTGTGAGGGAATACTTTAATGAGCAGTATTCGGAAATGTCATTCGATTTCTGGTACAAAGAGTACTACACCTGCGACGATACTGAGGAGTTATATGTGTTTGCAACTGAACGTGGTTATTATGCACCAAAAGCAACACATTATGATGGATGGGGCTGGGACTATTAAGTTGTTACGGAGGTAAACGGAGATGCTTTTTGAATTTTCTAAGGCAGATGTTGAGCGTGTTTATGATGAGGTGGAAAGACGCTGCGGAATGTTGGCAAGGGAATTCTCTGCTGACGAGTTAATGGAAACAAAGAAAGATATGATGCAAGGTGTGTATTCATCACTTATGGTACTGGCTAAGAACTGGCCCGAAGTGAGATTGATGACAGATCAAATTGAAGAAGAAAGATGGGGTGAAGCGAATGTTTAAGGCTGAAGATTACACAATTGAATATTGTCCTTGGTGTGATAGCGAACAGATTATTTATTCTCATGGTATTACGGCTTGCCCGAATTGTGGCAAGCCGTTAGCACCTTGTTCGGTTTGTATGGACGAGAACGGAGATTGCAACTACGCTACTTGTCCTTATGGTTGTACAGGTGGCCCAGAAGATGCCTTCAAGAAGATTACAATGCCCAAGATTACAACAAGAGAAATTGAATTTGCATGGGAGGTGCTGTGATGAAAAAGAATTATCGGTTCAACTTTAAGTGGAGTATGACGGAAGACGATTGGAAGCGACTGAAAGATGTACAGTTAAACCATACCGAAACAAATGATGATTGCTTCGGCGCTGTTGAATGCGGGGCTGTCAGATTTGAATTCGTTCATCGAATGGAGCCTACGGAGTGGTGCTTTGACACTAACACATTTCTCTATGGTTGTGATAGCGATTACGGTGTTTTGGAGAACGGCGTAACATACGAACTTTGTGATTGGGACGTGATTGGAAACAGTTATTCCAATGAAGATTGGAATTCTATCAGCGAATATGCCGACTGGTTCTTGGGAGAAACGTTCGAGCAGTTCAAAGGGAGAGTTGAAAACGAAATTGAGTTTGCTGTTTGTTGTGACGAGGATAGAGAGTTACAGGAATACACACAGAAACCGTTTGGAGATTGGAGGTAAAGGAAATGACTAATAGGAAAATGAGTGGTGTGACATTGCTGTGGGATATGCCGGAAGAAGAGGTGGGGCTTTATAGGTGGCAGAAAGTGAAATTGAACCATTACTGTGAAGAATATGGCAGAGTATGTGGTCCCGATTTCGTAATTCGTTTTATGCATGACTATGGAATCAAGCAGCCGATTTTTGATATTCAGATTATTGATCCGTTCTGCGAATTGTTACCGCCTTTTAATACCGTTGATGGATGGTATATGGGCTACAAGAACGAATTCAATGTTCCATTACAGAAATTTAAAACCAATAAAGATTTTCGTAAGTGGTTCAGTAAGGTGGCTCTCCCTGTTATCTATGAAGAGATGAACAGGAGAGTAAAAATAAGAGAAACTGATTGGGATTAAGACATTGACGAAAGTAAAGGAGTGTGATAAAATAGCATTATGAAGAAGAGGAGTTATTCAATATCAACGTTCATCTGCCCCGGCTGCGGGAATAGCATCCCGTTACCGAGAAAGAAATGTGAGCAAAGGGAAAACGGACACATTAAAGATATCTGGTGTCCGTTCTGTGGGAAGAAGAGAAAGTTTACGGAAATCAAAGCGGATCAGAGTTATAAGACTTTTGATGGGGAGGTTATCTGGGAATGAATAAAATACGGAAACGGTTTATCAATGAAATCAACGAAACATTATTGACGTTGAAGGTGGACGTTGAAGAAGATTATATCTCTAAAGATTATATGTGGGATATTGATCTGAAGAGTTTAACTAAATCCATTGAAACAATTAAAGAAATCTTGTTGGAAGAACAGGACGCTTATGATAACATACCTGTAAGTTTAAGAACTTCGGCAAGAGGCGATGATAGCGCCCATGCAATTATGTGCATGAGCGATGCCATTAAGGAATTACAGAAAGTAAATGAATTACTTTTACAGTGGCCCAATACAAGTCTTAAGAGAAAAAGAACGTCGGTACGGAAACAGATGATTGAATTAATTGAAAGTACCACAGAGGGGCTGCAAGAGATTTTATATTGAAGAGGAGAGATATTATGAATAAACAGAGAAGAAAGCAATTAGAAGATATATACTTCACGCTGGACAAGTTAATGGACCAGATAAGCGATGTGGATTTTGCATCGGATGATGGATGGACTTTTCATTTTGATGTTTTGCACGCTTTAGAAGATTTAAGAATTCTGACCGGGTTTGAAGAAGAGAGTTTTTATAATCGGTCTGAAGGTTCTCAGCAAAGCGCAAGCGGACAAGAAAGCGAAATGGCAATCGACAGTATGAACGAAGCCAGTGATTGTCTGGAAGAATTTCTTGACGCTTTATATAAGGTACAGCAAAGCAGACGCCCCAAAACCATAGAGAAATATTTAAACGAAGCAACAGAAATCTTTCAACAGGCTCTGGACGCATTAAGCGATATCTCATTTTAAATTGACTACAGGAAAGGATAGTTATGGCGATTATTGAATTGATTGGTCTTGGTATATTGGCACGTTCGTTTTTCAAGCAGCAGCATAAAACGGAAGCGATGAGACAGTATGCTATTAACAATGGTCATTTAACCTATTATGATGCGTCGGGAAAAGAGAGATTAACTTCAAATAATGCAGAGGTGTTTTCTTGGGCTAAGAACGGCACAGTTAATTATAAAGTTCTTAAAACAGGGACCGTGGTTACTTCGCGGATAGAGGATACATGTGAAGGAGACACTCAGAAAAGAAATCTCAAAACACATAAAAAGCTGATGCTGTTTGAACAGGACGAATTACCCTTAATTGAGGAAAGATTTCAAAGCCCTGAAGTTCAGCAACGCATTAGGGAAATAAAATGGTGCGGTTTTAATTTCATCTCCATGTATGAACTTGGATTTGATATGAACAACGCCATTGTTAATTTAAGAGACCATCACATCTATTCTGCCCCCGATCAGAAATATAATAAAAGGAAAAATGGTCTGCCGGAAAGTTTTCCCATTTATATTTATAGAATCAATATGAACGGTGAATTGATTTATTGGGAAGATACTCCACATGGCAGTTATAGTCAGTGGGGGCCAGAGTCGTACTGGAAAGCAGGTGTTTTACCCGGCCCAAGCAAGTTAAAAACAGATGCATCTTTTGCATTTAACGGAACTCCCATGAATGAATATTACCATGTGGATCATTATCGTGAAGATGGACGGCAGATACTAAAAGTAAACCATGATAAAGAGAAAATGTTAAAGTTATCCTGTTTAGAGCGGGGGAAACCGTATGAGGAGGTACTGTATGACCGCATCATGAGACGGTATCAGGAAGAGACTTGTGACGCACAAAATGCTTTAGATTATTATGTTGAGTTAACTAAAAAGATGTTTAAACTGTAATGGGAGGATCACATGAACGGAAACCAAGTTTATGAAAACAAATTCGAGAACAAGACTTACAACTTAATTGCCAAGTATCCTCACCTCACCAGCCTCGAAGGTTTCTATTATTTCTTAGGTGATATGAGCAGGTCTTCGGCATACAACTATGTAGCCTATGTAATCAATTTCCTTGAGGCTACGAAAAAGGAGGTGGATAATTTAAAACTTGATGATTACACTAAGTATCTGACCTCTTTAAGGAATTCAACGCCGTCGTATCAGATTGCTGTGTATGCCGCTATGAAAAAGTTCAGCACATATCTCGCTGCTACGGAAATCAATCCTTCTAACCCCATGCAGTACATTAAGCGCCCTAAATTCAGAGAAGGGGCAGAGACCAAGCAGAAAAGGGAAGTCGGTTATCTCGAAGAAAAAGAGATACATAAAATGATTCGCAACGCAGAAAGAGGTGTCGGGTCAAATCACAGCAGAGCCATTCAGCAGAACATGGAAGAGAGAGATGTGCTGATTCTTAAAGTGTTCCTGAGTCTCGGCATCAGATCGGCAGCGTTGTACAAGTTAAACATGGAAGATGTGGACTTGGAAGCAAAAACCCTTATCACGACAGACAAGGGAGATAAAGTCATGGTTCATTATCTGACGGATGATTTGGTCAATGCGTTCATTGATTGGTACGAGAAGAGAGAAGAAATTCTCGGTAATAAAGAAGAGGATGCCGTCTTTATCTCCAGCCAGAAGAGAAGGATTGATCAGAGCAGCATCTACAAAATCGTCAAGAAGTACTCTGCTGGAATTGAAGGGAAACATATCACTCCGCATAAACTTCGTGCCACATATGGAACCCAGTTATATAAGAAGACGGGGGATTTGTACTTCGTCCAGAGATGTATGAATCATGCCAGCCCCAAGACAACGGAAATCTATATCCGGGGTCAGAAGAATGAATCCAAGCAGAAGGCTGTCAGTATTATGAATGCAATCGTGGAGCAGTAATGATATTACCGGGAAGGGAAATGAGGTGAATAAAATGGACTATTTAATCGAGTTGACAAATTGTGTATATCGTGATAATGTAAATTTACCAGAGAAGGGAGACTCTTCATGAAAAACAAAGAGAAAGCATACCTATACCTACAGAACCAAGGACGAGGAAAACTAGAACGGATTTCATACGAGCCTAAGTTACGGACGGCTTTAGCGGATTGTCTTTATGAGAGATATAAAGTACCAAAAGATATCTCCTATGATTTCATTAATGGACGCATCAGATTTACAGAACAGGCCGACATCTCCGATGTGATGTTGTTCTTTATTTTAGACAGTATTAATCAGTCTGTCGCATCTCACTTAAACCTTCAGGATTACTTTTCAGAAGATGAGATCAATGAATACTCTAAATATCAGTATGAGGCTAAAGAGAAAATATCTTTCCCCCTTTCTTTGCCGTGTATGGAAATCGTTCCGGGCAAGCAATGGATCGGAGCTTTACCTCTATCTGTTCTGATGGCATTCAGAGATAAACAGATAGTAAACTATAATCCCCGGACACAAAGGCCCATGACCAGAATCCAAAGGGGAACGGAAACGAGTTATAGGATTACCCTCAACAACAAAGCGGTACAATCAATAAAGGAGTTGATGCACTCTGGACAATACATAGCCGACACTATAACATTTAATATTCCTGAAACGTCGGAAGCGGACTGGTATTACGACGGAAATAAAAAGGAACTTGTTTTTAACTCGTTGGACAAGTTGGATATCATTGATGGGTTCCATCGTTATATAGCGATTATACAGGAGACCATTGAGAATCCAAATTTTGATCTGACTATGGAAGTAAGATTTGTCAACTTCTCAGAAGAAGAAGCAAAACAATTTATCTGGCAATCGGATCAAAAGACTCACATGAAGAAGAGTGTGATAACGTCTTATGCCATGGCAAGGGATAGTAATATCATTGCCCAACGAATCAACAATTCTCCTTCTTTCCTGTTGCAGGGAGAGGTTGACGAGAATGAAGGCAAGATATCAATGTCCGATTTCTGTAACTGCATAGGTTACTATTACACATCTGCTTCTAAGAAATTAACGAACCAAGAAAGACTGCAAGTACAAAACGAAATCATTGAGCGATTCAATTTGGTTTTGAATTTCTATCCAGAATTGGTGGAACGGAAATCAAAGATTCATTTTGGTGAATTGGCAATCATCTTCTGGGCGATGAACAAGTTTGATTTGACGGACAAGAGCGAGTGGGAGCAGTGCAAAGCAACTTTGAAACAGAAATTACCCAAGATGAAGCAAATTAGACCAGCGCTGCTTGGAAGAAGAGTTATATCAAAAGCATTGAATCGTGATATTGAAGCCCTGTAAAACAAGTACCGTGTGATAACCAAACCAATACCAACCTTAACGGCAAGCAAATAATAACCAAATGAAGGGATATTAAAATGTATAACACGGAGAGAAAAGAGCGTTTTATAGAGTATAAACTAGAGACAAGTACAGCACATAGAAATTATTGGATGGCACTATTCAATATAAGCGAACCATTTGAAAACGAACTAGGGAAAGATTTATGTGACTTTAATGAAGCAGAATTTATTTCCCTATATAAGCAGATGGGATTTAGTACGGAAAACTATGCTATTAATACAGCCTCTAAAATGTCAAGTTATGTTGACTGGTGTATTAAGCATGGTTATGTAGCAGACGGAATTAATCATTTTACCAGTGTCTATCATCAAGCCATTGAGCAGGGAATCAATTTTAACAAGGCAAACCTATATGTAGATAAGGAAACAATCCTTAAATTGGTGCGCAACGCTGCTCAGGCCAATCCCATGGACGGGTTTGTACTTTTGGCAACTTATGAAGGAATTGCCAAAGATAATTGGTCTGACCTGCTTAATTTAAAGATTGAAGATTTTACTGAAGAAGACGGAAAGCATTATGTAAAATTAAGTTCTGGTAAAACCGTGCGCGTGTCTGCTGAATTGGCTCTGTATGCTGAAGAGGCAAACAATGCTGAATACATGTACAGTTACAATAGGTACGGAATCAGAAAGATTCCTTATGCTCCGTCACCGTATATTATTCGCACGATCCAGAATGTAAAGGTGAGAACACAGGACCGCTATGTCTTCTTAACCAGAGCGGTCATGCGTGCGTTGAAATGCTCAAATGTAGAGAAACAAATCAGTCGCAGCACATTGGTTGCGTCTGGTCGTGTCACCTATATTAAAGAACAGTGCGAAGAGAAAGGGATAACTCCTTTTGAGTATGTAAATTCCGAAGAATGCAGAGAAGAGTTTGGTGAACGGTTTGGAGTGAAGGCATTAAAATGGAAAATGCTCGAACTCTATGAGAAATACAAAGAGCACCTAGAGAAATAGGTCCGGCTATGGCTTGACCTGTTTCTAGAGGGTATCAAAACCCTCTTGCTTTTTCCTTTAAGGTGTGCTATAATAGTGTACAGTTGATAAAGCGACATATCAATATGCAAAAAGACCTTGCAGAAGAGGTTGACAACCGAACGCATGTTCGATATAATCCGAACAGAGCCACGAAAGAACCTCGGAAGCAAACAAAGAGAAACTTGTTAACCACTATAACCAAAACAAAAAGGGGAAAGTCAATGCAGATTCGTGATGAATTGCTGGAGAAACTCGTCAACGCCATGCAGAATGAAGAGGTGGTCATGATCATCGTGTCTGGCCCCGGCGTACAGTTGAGTGACTGGAGACAGTTGGTAGATGTGAGAGACATCTCCGGGAACGGAAATGTTCTGTTGTTTGAGGGGAACATGGAAGTGTATCTCAACTTTGATGAACTGAATGTTGACTACAACGAGGAGGATAATGAGTATATCTTATCCTCTTTGGACGAAAGGTGCGAGATAAATTTGAGGGTGGGCTTATAACCCGCCCTTGGCACCTCAAAAACGTAAAATAAAATGGCTCAAAAATGTAAAGTAAAGGAGAAGAGAAGGTAAGTAAATGAACGAAATCAATCCGTGTCCGTTTTGTGGCGGAGATGCAAGGCCCGTCTACTATGATGGTCCCGAATGCAAAAAGATGCAAATTCCTTCTTACAATGCCGGGTATAACAGCAACTTTGTATATCCGGGCAAGCGTGGAACAATCAAATGCAAAAAATGTGGTTAGATGCTGCCGAGAATCTACAACAAGGTAAGCAAAGCCATTGACGTGTGGAATGGCAGGTCAAAAGAATTAATTGATCTCCGGCTTGGATGTCATTGTGAAGAGTGCCGCTGGTATACAGAACCAATGTGCGGTCTGTATAAAACAGAAAAAGATAAAAAGGGGTTTTGTGATGAAGGCGTAAGGAGGTCTGTGTAATGGAAATGGTAATCGAAATGACATGGTGGCAAGAGCTGGTTGTCACATTCGGAGTGATTGCCATTGCCGGATTTGTTATTTGGCCTTGGTTCACTATCCCTCGTATCTCTTCATCCATCTCTCAGAGCATTAATCGTTTGACTGATGAGATTAGAGAAATTAAAAACGAACTTAGACGTATGAGAACAATGCCGCACAAGGAAGACTCTGAAGAGGGAGAACTGTGATATGAACAGACATTACTTTGATAATGCGTCTACAACGGAGTTGCATCCGAAAGTAAAAGAGAAAATGGTGCAGTTGATCCAGAGTGATGATTTGTATGGCAATCCGTCTTCGCTGCACACTTAGGGACAGAAAGCAAAACAATTACTTGAAGAAGCCAGAGCAACGGTGGCAAATTGTATCAACGCTGAACCCGATCAAATCATTTTTACGTCCGGCGGTACAGAAAGTGATAACGCTTTTACCCAACCCTCTGAATGGACACTTACTTCTGAAATTGAGCATCCCGCTATTCTTAATTGTGGTTCCCATCTTTATGTAAAACCGAATCAATATGGAGTTATCTGTCCTCCGACATTAAAGAATGTATTGAGCGGATGGAATAAGCCCACAAACGAAACCAAGTTTTTCTGCAACTGGGCAACGTTTATGTCAGTCAATAACGAAGTTGGAACTATTCAGCCCATTAAAGAATTAACGGAAATATGTCATGATTATGGGATGAAGGTACACACAGATGCTGTACAGGCTGTTGGTCACATTCCTATTGATGTCAAAGCTTTAAACGTAGATGCTTTAAGTATGTCCGCTCACAAGTTCCACGGTCCAAAAGGCGTTGGTGTTTTGTACATTAAGGATCCAAACGCATATAAAACCTTTATGCATGGCGGTGGACAGGAGAATGGGCATAGACCGGGAACCGAAAATGTCTTTGGAGCAGTCGCATTGGCAGAAGCGTTAAAGGTGTCGTGTGATGAAATGGAAGAGGTCAATAATAGGCTTCGTAATTATCAGACAACTTTGATGGCCTTTATTCTTCAGATACCTGATGCTATTATCACTGGTAGCATGAGTACAAAGCACCGGGTGGTTGGAAACGTCAGTTGTGCTTTTAAAGGAATCAACGGTCAGGAGTTAGTCGTGTTGTTAAACAGTTACGGAATTTGTGCTTCTGCTGGGTCAGCGTGTCACTCTGGTAATCCTGAACCGAGCCATGTATTAAAAGCCATGGGAGTTGATGAGGACTACATAAACGGTTCTCTTCGGCTTACTATGAGTAGGTTCACAACAATGGAAGATGTTCAGGCTCTTATGCGAGTTCTGCCAGAAGCGGTTGAGATTTTGAGAAATAAAGGAGTTTATTATGAGAGACCCTAATAGATTACTGCCTTTTTATGCAGAGATGGCAGACATCCATGCCAGATGTGTTCCCGATTGGCGCTTTGGTCAATTATGTAGCAACTTCTTTGGCTGGTTAATGTCTGAAAAAGGAATTGATTTGTTCTTCCCCGAAGAAGACGAAATGATGAAGTATTTTAGAGAATATATGGACGTGTTGGAACCTGAAACAGAAAAAGAGGAGAAAGTAGATGGCTAAGAAACCCGTACAGCGTGAACACTGGGAAGACGAGAATAATATCTCTTGGTTGAGTGGTGCCAGAACGGTTGAGGTTGACTTTACTAATGCCAAACACATCAAGCGAATCAAAGAGATTATGGCAGACCCAGAGAGTAGAGCGCAGGTGAAGGACTACTATGAGAATGAAGATGGTAGCGTGTACTGCGTTATCCCGCTGAAATGGATTAAGATCAATCCGGGACGAAAAACCAAAAGAGTTCTGACGGATGAACAGAAAGCGGCTTTAGCAGAGCGTATGAAAAAGGCCAGAGAGACTCGCAAGAAGAAATAAATGTGAGCGATAAAATGGATGGTTGACATATCGCACATGATGTGATATAATGTGTTCTGTCAGGTGGTTAAAGCACCTGAACCTTAAACGTTTTACCGTTCAAGGTGACAACTTGTTCGGTTGGTCCTCCTCGTCAAAGGACCGTGAGATGTAGTGTAGTGGTTAGCACGTTGATTGGTGACGATCAATCAAAGGGGAACGTTCAAATCGTTCCATCTCATTTAAAATGTGCACCTCGTCCTCGACGGTATTGAGGACCCGTCTTATAAGCGGAGACACAAGGTTCGACTCCTTGGGGGTGTATTCAGATGCTTACAGCAACTCTAAACATAAACATTTAAGTTGGCAAATACGCAAGCATCTAGTTACTATTAATAATAGGACGCTTACAGCAACTCTTACAAGGGATAATGATTAGTTGATAAAATGATATGATGTAAAGCATAATGCGTCCTGTCTAAAGGGGTGTCACCAAGCGGTAAAGGTACGAGACTTTGACTCTCGCATACGTTGGTTCGAATCCAACCACCCCTGCTCTTTGAGACACATACAGCAATCTTTTAGGATGAAACTGGTAATTTCACACCCTCTTAGTGTCTCGTTGCATTATTTCCTATTCACTTTCCCTTCCCATTAAACTTCATGTCAAAGCCAAGATGTCCGAGTGGTTGAAGGAGCCTGTCTTGAAAACAGGAGTACGTCATCGTACCGGGGGTTCAAATCCCTCTCTTGGCGATAATGTGCGCTATAATAGTGTACATTGACGCACACAGCAATGTAACAAGGAAACCATATTAATCCTCTCCTGATGCGTCGAGTGAGGAATCTACAAGGAGAACAAAGATGAACAAAGAATTTGATTTTATGAATGCCGTTAAGAACGAACTGAACAAGGCCAAGACTCTTACTGAGAATGGTGCACTGGCTTACGCCTCTTCCGGCAAGGAGTTACTGGACTTTAACTTCCACATCTCGAACCTGCGGGATATGGACGAGGACGAGGTTGCCAAAGCGTTTTTCAAAGTCCTGTATGAGGAAGGCCCGGTTGTTGCTATCAAGTATCTCTTCTATGTCGGAGATGTGAGAGAGGGACTTGGGGAGCGCAGAACGTTCAGACTTGTATTCAACAAGTTGGCAGTTTGCTATCCCGAACTGGTTGCCCCGCTTGTGAAATTAATCCCCGAATATCACCGCTGGGATTATCTCGTGGACCTGTGTGTGTATTGTCACAGTTCTGAGGTTAGCAATGAAGCGTTCACGCTGATTCAGACGCAGTTGAAAAAGGACATTGAAGACGCATTACATGATGAGCCTATTTCGCTGCTTGCCAAGTGGCTTCCCTCTGAGAACACTTCCTCTAAAAAGACCAGATTCAAAGCCAAGGTCATGGCACAGGCTCTTGGGTACTCCCCTCGTATCTACCGTAAAATCCTTTCCAAACTGCGCAAGCATCTGGATGTGGTGGAACAGAAGATGTCTGCCAAGCAGTGGGAAGAGATTGACTACAACGCCGTTCCGTCTCAGGCCAACCTAAAATACAAGAACGCTTTTCTTCGGAATGACGAAGAAAGACGTAGGGAATATCTCAGAAAATTACAGCGAGGTGAATCCGACGTAAAGATTAACGCCGGAACGCTGTATCCTCATCAGATCGTTGGTAAGTACATGGATGCTGCCGATTATTACTACGCTTCTGAATGTGCCGAGTTAGACCCGGCCCTTGAGGAACTGTGGAAAGCGCTTCCCAATCTGTCTCTGGAAAACACCTTGGTAGTGCGAGACGGTTCTGGTTCGATGTTCGATAATGGATGCATTCCGATTTATGTAGCCACCGCTTTGGCTATATATATGGCCGAACATAACACCGGGGTTTGGAAGGATAAGTACATTACTTTCTCGTCTAATCCTCGCATCGTGGACCAGTCCAAGGTCAAGACCTTAAAAGACAAGGTAACCATGGCTTTGAAGTATCACGAGATATCCAACACCGATATCTACAAGACCATGATGCTGATTCTGGATACGGCGGTTAATAACAATCTCACTCAGAACCAGATGCCTAAGAACATCGTTATCTGCTCTGATATGCAGTTTGATGGTCGCTTCTCTGGTTACAACGAAACGCTGTTTGAGAGCATCCAGAGAGAGTTCAAAGAGCATGGATATCTGCTTCCGAGGATTATCTTCTGGAATCTGGCTGCGGACAGGAATAGAAGTAACACTGTTCCGATTCAACAGAACGACCTCGGGATGGTGCTGATGTCCGGCTTCTCCCTCCAACTCCTGAAAATGGTCATGAGCAATTCCATTGATCCGTATCAGGCTTTATTGGACGAGATCAACACGGATAGGTATCAACCCGTGGAAGAGGTTGTTCGGGCTAATAAGGATAAGTTTTTCTATTAATTAATAGAGTTTGACCCCCTAGTTGGGGTCAACATGGGGGCATGGTGGAATTGGCAGACACGGCGGTCTCTAAAACCGCTACAGAGATGTGTGTGGGTTCGAGTCCCACTACCCCTACTAGACCTAAAACATGCACAAAGGAGAAAACCGATGCGAGACGAACGGTACTATACAATCTAGGGGTTCTTAGATGAAACCCTTGAGGAGATTTACAGCGAGGAACTGATTGAAACCTACTTCTTTGAGTAGGACGAGGATTAGGTTTGGTATGACCTGTTGCGTGTAGATTTTCCCAAACTGAATTAGAGCGCCAGATAGGGAACGTACTATGTAAAAGTTGATGGCGAAGAAGAGTGGGTTCCTGACTTTGGTTAGACTTAGGTATACGATATCAAGGACACAAAATCAGAAAATTATTAGTACTTTGAGAACGACGGTTTAGCAACAACGCTCCACAATTACCTTCGGGCTACTGGATATGATGTGGACAATCTAAATGAACTCGGTATCCCGTGTGAAATCTGTATTGAAGATTACGAGGAGAATGATACATGAGTAGGTCGTACAAAAAACATCCTTATGCTACTGACAAACATCCCGGTACGAGCAAGGAAAAGAAGAGAACAGCCAACAGCGTAGTACGCAATAAATTAAAGAATCCAGATGTGGAATTACAGGGCGGTGACTACAAGAAGGTTTATGACTCTTATGATCTCTGCGATTTCAAGTACACAATGACATGGGATGAATATTGGCAAGAGGCTTTAGACAGATATGAAAAGCATGGCGGTAAAGCACCAAACGAGAAGGAAGAATATCGTAATTGGAAAAAGACCTATGTTAGTAAGTGAATAAACGAAAGGAGGACATATGGCACGAAGTTTAGCGCACATAGAACGAATCGCCGCACTTGACCCACTGCCCGGATATGACCGAGTGGTGTATGCCACAGTCCTTGGATGGAAGGTCATCGTTAGAAAAGATGATTTCCAAGTCGGTGATTTAGCAGTTTATTTTGAGTGTGATTCGTTGCTTCCAAAAGAGGAATGGTGTTCCTTCATGGAAGCCAAGCACTACAAAGTTAAGATTCAAAAGATGTGTAAGGTGTACAGTCAAGGACTGCTGATTCCCTTACACGTATTCTATAAAGATGAAGCACCTGACTGGGTTAAGTTAGCAGAAGAAGGGGACGATGTTACCGAAATTCTGGGAGTTAAATATTACGAACCAGAAGACAACGTTCGGAAAGCAGAAGTTAATCCCAACATGAAATACAATGCCATGGCTGCACGGCATAAGAAGTTATTCCAGAAGAAACCGATTAGATGGCTTATGAAAAGAGAGTGGGGTAAAAAGTTGCTCTTCCTCTTCTTAGGCAAGAGGAAAGACAAGCCGCTTGAGTTTCCCAGCAAGTTTGCTTTTATTCATAAGACGGATGAAGAGCGGGTTGAGAATATGCCGTGGGTATTACAGGATAAGCAGCCTTGGATTAAGACAACCAAAGTGGATGGTACATCCGTAACATACATTCTTGAGAGGAAGACGCTTGGCAGATACGAATTTTATATCTGCTCCCGCAATCGCAGAATCCTTACCCTAGATCAAAACTGCTATCATGACGAGAATGTGTATTAGGAAATGGCTCAGAAATATGCCATTGAAGCAAAACTAAAAGACATTCTAAAAGCACATCGTGAATGGGCTTATGTCTGTCTCCAAGGTGAGATTGCAGGTCCGGGAGTGCAGAAGAATCCGCATGGTTTAAAAGACGTGCAATTGTTCGGATTCAATTTTATTGACTCTATCAAAGGTCGTTGGAACTCTGTTACGGCACGAGATTACATGGCTGAATATGACATCCCATGGGTTCCGATTGTTGATACCAAATATATACTTCCAGATGATTTAGAGGAACTGAAGTTGAGTGCTGATGGTCCTTGCGAAGTACCCGGCTCATCTGGATTACGGGAAGGATACGTGTACCGCACTTACGATGGTAAACAGTCGTTTAAAAACGTAAGTCGTGAATACATGATGAAGCACTAATGAAACCCATTGAGTGTACAAAATGTGGTTAGCCGATTGACTAGCAGATAGCAGAACAATGGTGGGATGAGAAAGGGTACGGATATTCCACCAAGTAGTGCAGATGCCCCAACTGCGAACACATCAACATAATCAAATATATTGGGGACTATCACTTTGATACGAACCGTGACTTGCGGTTCTATATATACACACAAACAAACAACAAACATTAAGGAGAACAAAACATTATGGCTGAAGCAACGAATTTAAGACAGGCGAACAGCAGAGCATTTAGTGAAGGTCTTGTGGCAGAAAAGGAACTGACCATGGGGACCGACGATCAGGGCAGACAGCAGATTAGTGGTCACATTACCATTAAGACGGATGATGTCAACTTTGTTCGTTATTCCGTGATGGCCCGTGAGAAGACCAATGCGGGTGGCAGTAACCCGGCATACGAAGGGCTGGTCACCGTGATGAACGACTACCGTTCTATTGCCGATGTTGGCGAAGAGGGTGCTGACAGGGTACGAGTTAACGGTCAGTTAGCCCCGTTTACCACTCAGCAGGGTGCTGACACGATGGGTTACCGTGCGTCCTTCTTTACTCGTGTGACCGATAATTACGATCCTCACGCCGAGTTTGAAGTGGAACTGTTCATTCAGGCGATTGTCCCAGAAACTAATACCGAAGGCGAAGAGACTGGTCGTATGCTGGTCAAAGGATGGATGCCTACCTATAACGGTATTGAACCCGTTGAACTGGTTGCTGAGGGCGAGATTGCCTCTCAGGTTGAAAGCATCTTTGAGCCGGGTCAGACCGCTACCTTCTACGGTGACATCATCAACTCTCGTGTGACGAAGGTTACTGAAATTCCTGTGGCTATTGGTAAGCCGAAGCAGAGACGTGAGACCACGTATAAAAATGAACTGGTCATCACCGGTGCTACCGAGCCTTATGACGAAGATGCTGAGGTGCCTAGCCAGAAGCCTTATGACAAGAATGCCATCAAACAGGCTATTCAGGACCGCAAAGACAGACTTGAGGAGAGACGCAATCGTGCGGCTGCTCCGCAGAGAGCGAATACGAGACCGCAGACCAGAACCTCTGGCAGAACGATGAATTGGTAATACATTAAATAACATATACACGGGGTGAGCATTTGCTCACCCCACCACTTAAGGAGAACAGAAAATATGGCAGTTGCAGTTGACATTTTTAATCCGCAGAGAACAGTAATCGCTAAAGGTTTGGCTGGCAAATCGTTTCTGGTGTACGGTAGTAACAGTCTGGGTAAGACAGCTCAGGCCGTTCGTATGCCGAAGCCATTCGTTATTGCTACAGAGTCCGGCCTGAATGCCACCTCTGGTGTGGCGTACAACAGAGTTAACTCTTGGGGCGATTTCAAAAAACTGGTGAAGCAGTTTACCTCCAAGAACACCGTTGACAAGGCTAGAGAGTTATATGACACCATCGTTATTGATGAGTTGTATGCTACCGCTCTTCTTTGTCAGGAGTATATTCAGTCCGTCATCGGTGGCGGTGCTCTGACCCTTAGTGATACGGTAGATGGTGGCAAAATTAATCTGTATCAGGCTTACGAAAAAGAATTTTTTAAGACCATTAATACCCTTCTGTCTTGTGATTACACGGTGATGTTCATTGGTCACGAGCAGTTTGATAAAGATGGTAAGGCATTCCCTAAGGGGGACAAGCGCAGCGTTGATCCTGTCAGAGATTTCGTTGATTATGTTATCTATCTGAAGTCTAACGGCGTTGATGAGAACGGCAAGGTTATCCCTTCATCTGCTTATCTTGCTGATACGCCCGAGTTCTTTGCTCGTTCTCGTTTTGAAACCACTCCGACTTACCTTCCTGTTTGGTCCGCTGAAGCGCTCGAAGAAGCGGTGAATATTGGTATTCAGGGTATGGAAGAGAAGACTGGCGTGAAGGCTGTCACGTATCAAGAGCAGAAGGAACAGAATACTTCCATCGCTTATGATTATGATGAGGTCATGGAAGAGTTACAGCAGGTTGGTCAACGATTTGCTAAGGCAAAGCAGATGGATGCTCTTCAGGACATTGTTGAGGAGACGCTGGGCGTTGGTCGTAAGGTGTCTGAATGCACTAAGAGACAGATTGACGCTATGGTTATCATTCTTGATAACCTCAAGGACAAAGCCGAGGAGTTAGGCATTTAATAAATCATGGCTAAATATAAGACCTGCGTAATATGTGGGGAATACATAGAGGGGAATGACATCCCCTCTATGATTCCTTATAAGAACCGATATGCACACAAAAAATGCTTCGACCGAATAATGAAGACTCTCAAGACAGAGAAGGATTCATTGTTAAAGGAGAAAGAGAAGGAGAAGAAAACTCACAAAGGTACAAGACAAAAGCCCCCGGTTGAATTAAAGGAGGGGATGTCTGAGGAAGAGTACAAGGAGAAGAAAGATTATTATGACTATCTTCGTTCTCTTGTGGGAGACAATATCACCGCCAAAACGTATGCATTAACCGAGTTGTACATGCGCAAATATGGATTTACATATACTGGTATGAGAGATACTTTGGCGTATATTCATGAGGTTCTACAGATGGATATCAAAGGCGATGTAGTTGGACTTATCCCTTATCAATACAGCGCCTGTGAAGCATATCAAGCACAATAGGCACAGGTCGAAGCGGTCAACAAAGATATCAATGTAAAGGACATGTATCAGCGGAAGACGGTATATGTAAAGCCAAGAGTTGATACAACCAAACTCATTGATATCACCGAAATCAAATAAGAGGTTGTATGGAAAACAAGGGACTAATTGATGTACGATCTATTGCCCAGTGTCTGGGCGCTATCATATCTGACCCGTCCATCTAGGACGAGTACGGATTTGATAAAGAGGACTTTGCGCTCCCTTTTTACACACTGATATACAGCGTAGCCTATAACCTGCATAATAGCGGAGTCAATGTTATTGATGGGTTTTCCATTGATTCTTACCTGTCCAATTACAAAGAGCAATACAAACTGTTCAATGATAATGACGGTCTTAATTATGTGACAAACATTACAGACCTGTATCAGAAGGACAACTTCAGTTACTATTATCAAAGGCTGAAGAAGTTTAGTTGTTTACGGTATTGGGAACGAGAAGGGTTTGATACCACCAAGATTTATAATGGCAACGTCACCAATCCGTCTGAGCAAGAAGCCGAAATGAGAAGGCTGGATGAGATGGCTATTGATGACATGATTGACCTCATTGAAGATAATCTGGTCAATGAAGCCAAGATGAAGTTCTCAGCCAATACAAATCATATTGGACAGTTAGCGGGTAAAGGGCTGCGTGACTTAGTTCATTCATTCAAAGAGGTGCCCGATTATGGCTTACCGCTCCAATCCCCAATTTTATCTACCATTACTAGAGGGGCTAGACTCAAGAAATTATACCTGCGCTCATCTTCCTCTGGCGGTGGTAAGTCTCGTACTGGTCTCGCTGATATAGCGTCTGTGTCAATTCCTTGGTTTTATGATTACAAAGAGGGATGGCAATATACCGGGTTCTCCGAACCAGCGTTGATGATCAGTACAGAGTTGGAGATATCCGAAGTACAAACAATCCTTGCTGCTTATGTCTCCGGCGTGAACGAAGCGCACATCCGTGACGGCATTTACCCTAAAGGGGAAGAGAAGAGATAGGAACAAGCGTAGGATTACATTGAATCTTCCCCGCTCTACATTGAGCATATCCCCGACTTCGGTATTGCTGATATTGAGCAGATTATCAAGAAGTATAAGCGGGAAAAGGGTGTGCGTTACATCTTCTTCGACTACATCCACATGAGCAACCGTCTGATTATGGAGGTTGCTACAATGAGCAGTGGTATGAAGTTGAGAGAAGACCAGATCCTATTCTTGTTCATTGACTGTCTAAAGAACCTGTGCAACCAGTAGGATGTGTTTATCCTTACATCAACTCAGTTAAACGGCACATATAAAGACTCGGCTGAAAAAGACGAGACTATGCTTCGTGGTGCTAAGTCTATGGCAGATAGAGTTGATATGGGTGAGATTAGCCTTCCTCCTTCTGCATCCGAGGAGAAGATGTAGGAGAAATTAAAAAAGAATATCATTGGTTGTCCAGAGGTTAACCTCATTCGTCACATTTACAAACTCCGTGGTGGTAAATGGAGCAAGATTAAAATTTGTCAGCACGCCGATCTGGGTACAGCCAGAACCACAGACTTGTTTGTACTGAACCGGGACAATAAGATAATTGATATCCCGGTGATTGATTAGAAGAGCATCGTCAGTAAAGAACAAATTCAGCACGTTGAGAACATCATTGCCGAGAACAGTGAAGACATTCATAACATGCCGGAGAATCTGGTGATGAATTCCAAGCCGTATGAAGCGGAGGTACCAGAAGTCGTTAATGACGAAGAAGAAGTAACAGGCACACCGTTGTTCGATTGGTAAAGGAGGGGATTATGTATCTGGATAAAGACGCAATCCTAAACTCTTTAACCAAAGAGGACATCATCAAAATATGTGCCTTACTTGGTTCTCCCAATTACAAAGAGGATTCTAACGGCAATCTCTTCTTCTCAACAGCCATCTGTCATGGCGGTGATTCTCCTCACAAACTTGCTTATTATCTTGACGGCAGTAATACAAACGCTGCCGGACAGCATCGCCCACATTTTTATTGCTACACATGTCAAGATAGTTACGATGTGGTTGAGTAGGTGATACGTGCCAATAGATTGCAGGGCAAGACCTAGACATGGTATAAGGCTCTGAGATGGATAGGGCAGGTTACTGGCAAGTAGGTGACCATAGATAACGAGGATATTCCTCAGGTTCAACGAATAACTGACTTTGAGTGGATGAACCGTATCAAAGCAGCCCAAAAGAATCGTCGTGCTGTTCCTTCTCTGAACGAGATCAACGAACATATCCTAGACATCTTCTGCTATGAGCCACATGAATTGTGGTTAAACGAGGGTATTACACGAGAGGCCTTGGGAAGATACGAGATAGGGTATTATGGATTGACCAATCAGATTATTATTCCGCACCGGGATAAAGATGAGCGGTTAATAGGCATTCGTGGCAGGTATCTTGATAAAGCAGATGTGGATACGATTGGTAAATACGTTCCGCTTCAAATCAACGGCAGATTCTTAGCCCATCAGTTAGGGAGCAACCTGTATGGTATTAATGTGACACAGGATAAGATTAAGAGGTGTCATAAGGCTATGCTGGTTGAAGGTGAGAAGAGTTGCTTACAGGCTTATTCCTATTTCGGGGATGATAGTTTTGTGCTTGCCACTTGTGGTTCTTCCATCTCTAAGACCCAGATGAAACTTCTCCTTCAATACCTTGGGGTTGAAGAGGTCATAGTTGGATTTGATCGGGAATATGATGAACCAGATTCATGGGAAGCCGAAGCGTATTACCACAAACTGATTAAGCGTGTCGCCCCTTTGGTGCCCTACTGTAAAGTGTGTCTCTGCTAGGATAATCAGCATAGATTGGGCTTGAAAGATAGTCCTACAGATAAAGGTAAGGAAGTCCTCTTGGAATTGTTAGAGGAGAAACACGTAGTGACACAGAACGAAGTCGTTAACATATAGAATGGTGAGTGAAGAAATATGATAAATGGATTAAGCAGTTATGTTAGATCAGTAACTGAAAAGGACAGAAAGACATAGCCCTTTTACAGTTATAGCAAACTGGATGGGTTTAAGAAATGCCCGTACCAGTTCAATATCAAATATAATCTTGGCAGATATACAAGTGACACCTCGTTGGCTTTGGAGTAGGGGAGTTTGTGCCACTACGTTCTGGAACAGAAAGGTCGTTATTTAAAGTCTGGACAGCCTGTTGATTATATGGCCCTTTTAAAAATTCTGCATGAAGGTGTACACCCGGATGTCGATGATACTAAGACCAAGGAGAGCCTTTCGGGTATTGAAGAGTTGAAGGCTAGATACTTTGAGGATTGGTATACTGGTGATAACGCTTCTGGCATGGATTACGAGCAGAAGATGGAAGTCTTTAAGAGGGTGCTTTATTCAGAGATGGAGAACACCGAATGGAAGCCAATCGAGTTTGAGCATCCATTTGAATTCGTTTATAAAGACCGCATCATACTTCATGGCTTCATTGACAGAATCGACCGCAACGAGAAGTGGCTGCGGACGATTGATTACAAGACCTCTAAGAAGTCCTATCCCAGCAGTGACGTTGCCACTTCATTGCAGTTTGGTGTGTATGCATAGGCAATTATCAATGAATATGGTGTTGTTCCAAAAGAGAGTATATACCGCTTTATTCTGATTGATGAAGAGCAAAAGGCACTTACTAAAGGCTGGGAGAGACGGCTTGTGTCAGCCTTAGATAAGATTCTGGATTCCATTGACGAGTGTACTGAGACTGGTATCTGGACTCCCAAGCCGACTCCGCTTTGCTATTGGTGTAATTATTGCCGACAGAATGCGAATGCCAAGGACTGGAAGAATGAATGTGATTATTACAGCCTTTGGACACCCACTCAAAAGACTTTCAATGTGAACAAGCCTTTTGACCCGGACAACAATACAAACAAGAATGAGGATAAGCGGATTCTTATCTTCTAAGGAGTAGCATGGGAGCAGATTATTTTATTTTTAGCGAGATCAATGTTAAGGGCAAATGGGAATAGATGGACCCGATGGTGTGGAACATAGCAGATGAAAAATATGAATGCGCCCCTACATATTACAGCGGTTCAAGAACTTATTTCAGCAGTACGTATCACGCTTTAAGGAATGATGGAATGCCCTGTTCTCAGGAGGTGATTAAAACCTTCTCTCCAAGATTAAAACAAGCAATTAATGCTCTATATAGTATTGAGGAGGGGGACAACTCATTTTTTGAGGAGCCGGATATTGGTCAACGAATCACCATCATTGACTGGGCCGATGCTTATGAATTAATCAGTGACGGCGCTTACGATTATGACGGCTTTATCCCAGTCAACTCACCGCAAGATATGGAGGAGATGTCAGAAGAGAATATTCTGTCTGCCAAAGAATGGGTAAAGTTAACTCCATCCATGCAAGGAAACTTCGAGTATAAGACATGGGACGATCCGTATGGATGGAGATATCACCTCAAAGAGATACGTGATATTATAGAACACCGCAAGGACGAGTTCTTAAATTTGAATTGGATGGCACACACTGCTAATCAGATTAGACTGATTATGATACTGGATACTTAATGGAGGAATTATGGAAGACGATTACAACTGGTCTGTGGAACAGTAGGACAAAACGCTAAAGAAACTGGTAAAGAAATACGGTGTCACACCAGAAAAAGCACAGCAGTATAAAGACTGGTTTATGATGATGTCGGATGAAGACATCGAGCGCCTTGAGGTTGGTATCCATCTTGGGTATCTACAGTGGAAATTTGAAGAAGATAATAACTGGAACATCATTGATTGGTAAAGAGGAGAAGATTATATGTTTGTTGGCATTCACAATCATACGGCTCTGGGCAGCAACCTCAGATAGAGGGATTCTACCAACAGAATCCCTGACATGATTGAATATGCGCATGAACTTGGTCATCGGGGAATCGTCTTTACCGAGCATGAGAGTATTACATCCCATCTTGATGTCCTCAAGTATTATCAGAAGGTTAAGGATAAAGAAGGATGGGAAGGGTTTAAGGTAGGTCTTGGCAACGAGATCTACCTTTGCCCGTCTCATGTTACCAAGGAGAATGCGGCTGAGAATATATATCCTCACTTTATTCTGATCGCTTTGGATGCGGAAGGACACAAAGCCATCCGTGAGTTAAGCACCAATGCTTGGGTCAACAACTCTTTTATGAGTGTGATGTATAGAGTACCCACGTACTACTCTGACCTAGAAGATGCGTTAAATAAATATCACGGACACCTTGTCGGTTCGAGCGCCTGTTTAGGCGGCAGTTTGCCTAGGAAGTTGCTTGAGTACCGAAAACGACCTAATGATGATTCCCTCTGGGGAGAGATGATTGACTGGATAGAGTGGATGAATGAAATGTTCGATCAGGGTTACTTCTTCCTAGAGTTACAGCCGGGGCTGACAGACGAGCAGATGTATGTTAATAGAATGTTGATCAGGCTTTCTAAAGAGACTGGTACTCCATATCTAATCAGCACCGATGCCCACTATCTAAAGCAAGAGGATAGGAAGGTACATGAAGCATTCTTAAATGCAGACGAAGGTGACCGGGAAGTTGATTCCTTCTATGAATGTACGTACATCATGAGCGAAGAAGAGATTCATCAGAGAATGGATGACTATCTTGGACATGATGCGGTACAGCAAGGTCTTGATAATACTATGCTTGTCTATGACAAGTTACAGGATTATTCACTGACCAAGAGTCTGCACATTCCATATATGCCCCTGCTTCAAGAAGAGCCAGAAGAGAAGTTGTAGAAGAAGTATTTGAACAAAATTCGGCACCTAGCCGAACTTGCCGAATCTCAATACGATTCAGACAGAAACATGGTAAGGAAACTGCTTGAAGGCATTGAAAAGAATCCACATTATCAAACACAACGTGGGTATGATGCCGTCAGTGAATGTCTGGATTATCTGGTCTCTTCCTCTGACAAGATGAATGTATGTTGGTCAGCGTATCTGATGCAGGTCTCTGATTATGTGAAACTGGCATGGGAAGCGGGGACGCTTGTTGGCCCAGCCCGAGGCTCAGGCGCAGGTTTTTGTCTACTGTATTTGCTTGACATATGCCAAGTGGACCCCTTACGAGAAAAGACCAAACTCTATCCTTGGCGCTTCCTTAATCCCGAACGTGCTTCTGTTCTGGATATTGATACGGATATTGAGAGTAATGCCCGTGATGCTGTTATTCAAAAGTTCCGGGACACTTATGGAGAACTGCGTGTCTCTAAAGTCTTAACGCTGACTACTGAGAAGACACGTTCTGCCATTCTGACTGCTGCTCGTGGTATTGGGCTTGATAATGATACGGCTTCGTATATTGCATCACTGATTGTATTCGACCGAGGGATGCCAAGAACATTAAAGCAAATGTATTATGGCGATCCTGAGAACGATATCAAGCCCGTGCCGGAGTTTATCACCGAGATGGACAGATATCCAGAATTGTGGGAGACTGCGCAAAAGATTGAAGGGCTTGTATCTGGTTATGGTTCTCACGCTGGCGGTATCATAATGGTTGATGAGCCGTTTACTGAATCGGCTGCACTGATGCGGACCAAGGATGGAGACATCATCACCCAATTTGACCTGCATGATGCAGAGGATTGCTCTCTAATTAAGATTGACCTGCTGTCTATTGATGCACTTGATAAGATTCACGCTACTCTTAACCTGCTTCTGAAAGATGGACTGATTGAATGGCAAGGAGACTTGCGCTCGACTTACGAGAAGTATCTAGGTATATACCGAATTGAACGTGACGATCCGAAGATGTGGGAACTGCTTGCGAATCACAAGGTCATCTCCGCATTCCAGATGGAGAAAGAAAGCGGCAAGCAAGCATTGGCACTGGTTAAGCCGAGGTCGGTTGATGACCTTGCCACTATCAACTCTGTTATTAGACTGATGCCTCAAGATAAGAATGCTGAAATGCCACTGAAGAAGTATGCTCGGTATCACGAGAACATTCAATTGTGGTATGACGAGATGACAGAGTATGGGTTGACTGAAGAGGAACAAGACATTCTCAAAGACATTCTAAGCATCTCATATGGAATGTGTGAAGCACAGGAATATCTTTTTATGCTAACCATGCATCCCAAGATTGGCGGATTTGGATTGGGATGGGCTGATAAATTAAGAAAGTCCATTGCCAAAAAGAATCCCAAGGATTTTGATCAGTTAGAGCAACAGTTTTTTGAGAATGCACGAAAGAAGGGGTTGTCTGAGAAATTAACCAACTATGTCTGGTATCAGTTGATTTATACTCAGCGAGGTTATGGCTTTGCGAAGGTTCATGCTTTGAGTTACAGTTGCTTGCTCCTCCAAGAGTTAAATCTGTGCTACAAGTATGACCCTATCTATTGGCAGACTGCAAACCTTATCGTCGATTCCGGGTCTTCAGATGAGACATCCAACGACTCTACCAACTATGGTAAGATGGGTATCGCTATAGCGACAATCCAAAAGGAAGGCGTTCGGATCGCCTTACCCACTCTGAATGAAGCCGAGTTTGGGTTTAAGCCGGATACCGAGAATGAGCAAATCATCTTCGGATTAAAGGGCATTAACAGTATTAATACCGAGACCGCTCAGATTCTGATTCAGAACGCTCCTTACTCTTCACTTGCAGACTTTGCTAACAAGATGCTTGAGACCAATATTATCAAACCTGCACAGATGGTTATGCTGATCAAAGGTGGATGCTTTACCAAAATTCACTCTCCGAATCGGTCCGAGACACTTGATTGGTATTTAAGGAATTATCAATTCACCGAGACCAATAAACTTGGACTTGCTCAGTTTGCTCGTATGAAGGAGATGGGTATCATTCCCGATACATTTAAACTCAATGCTCGTATGGTAGACTTTAAAAAGTATGTGCTTGATGATGAAGGGTTATATGAGAAGCACATCGAAGAGGGCAAGAAGATGGTTAAGCGTGGATATCATGACGGATGGTACATTCTGGATGATAACTCGCAGCCGTTCTTTAAAGAGCACTTCTCTGAGGAGTCGGTTAGAAAAGTAGTGAACGGATACTATGTGGTATCTGAAAAGGCGTTTACCAAAGAGGTTGATAACCGATACATTGCTCCTCTTAGAGTCTGGTTTGAATCTGAAGAGGCCAAGACACTTTACAACTTTGCTGCCTTCTTACAGGTATGGGAGAAGTACGGACTGGGTACGGAGGCATCTTGGAACATGCAAGCCCTCTGTTACTATGATGGTAAGCACGAACTCGACGGATTGGATGAAAAGAAGTATGGAGTGTCCAATTTCTTTGAGATGCCGGAAGAGCCGGTGGCATATGATTATTACACCAGATGGGTTAATGGTGAGCCTCGTAAGATGCCTAAGTATACCATCTGCCGAATCGCTGGTACGGTTCTTAATGCTGATAACAACCACCACACTGTAGCCTTACTGACCAAATATGGTCTTGTCAATGTCAAAATGAATAAAGGACACTATGCGTTTTACAATAAGCGCATCTCAGCCCGGTTAGATAAAGACTCCGACAAGAAAACAGTCCTCGAAGACTCTTGGCTCAAGCGTGGTAACAAGTTAATTATCAGCGGTATCAGACGAGGAGACCAATTCTTCCCGCTCATTTATCAAGATACAGTATATCAGCACACCGTTAATAAAATTGACGAGATCAATACAGATGGTTCGGTGGTGCTATTAGCAGAACGAACGAAGGTTGAGGATTAATATGAATAAACTCGAAGCGTACTGGTTATGTGACAATATCGAAGAAGAGGTGAACACCAAGTAGAATGCGGACCCCCATTTTGGGGGTGTGCATTGTTCACCTGATTTAGAGAACCAATTCATTGAAGTTAATTTTATGCTGAAAGACGCACCCCGTTATGTGTACGAAAGTATGGAATAGGACATGGCAAATCAGAGTTTCTGGGATACCGCTCACTTTATCACTCAAATCTATGACAAGTGGACCGAAATTGGCAAAGAGGATTCAATCAACCGCTTTTACTCTTTCATCAAAATGGGTGAAACATATGGGTGGGATTAATGGCAGATACAATTAAAGCAATTTGTGAAGTTGAGACGGTACGATTCTTTAATCCAGACTCTTCATGGGGGATTTAGATTGTTACTGTCGTTGAAGTTAAAAAGGGTAAATCCATCATTCACCGTGGTGATATGATTACCGTCAAGGGCAATATGGCTCCGACACAGGTTGGTGAACGAGTAGAGATTATAGCCGAAAGGGTTGTTGATCCGAAATGGGGTGAGCAGTATAACGCCAGTGCTATATACTCAGCCATCCCTTTTGGTGAGAATGATAGCGAGGCCAGACGAAAATATCTTGCTTCACTGTTCACCGAGAAGCAGTTAATTGCACTCTACGATGCTCTTGATGACCCATTCACCGCTTTGAAAGAGGGAGACACAGCAGCGCTTGTGAAGGTTAAAGGCTGCGGTATGGTTACTGCTGATAACTGGATTCGACGGTTTCAGACCAAGTTGTACATGGCGAAAATATTCGTTGAGTTAGAGGAGTACCATCTGACCAACAACATTATTATGAAGCTGATTGATACGTATGGGTCTCCTGACTTAGCGGTAGCCAAGGTGAAGAAGAACCCCTACATACTGGTGCATGAGGTCAGCGGTATTGGCTGGAAAACAGCAGATGATATTGCCCTTAATGGTGGTCTTGGTATTTACAGTCCGGAACGTATAGGTGGGTTTATCCTATATTATCTGCAATCTTGTGGTGAGACAGGTGCTTCATGGATTAGCACGGATGAGTTGTTAAACAGTATTCTTGATAACCTTGGTGAGGATGTACCCGACAAGGCCATTACAGAGGCTATTCATCATGAGGATGTTGAGCCGTACCTGTGGTGGAATGACGAACATACCAAGATAGGGTTAAAGAAGTATTACGAACTCGAAGACAGAATAGCAACTGAACTTATCCGCTTGCGTGATTCGAGGTCACATATTGTTGCCTCAAACTGGGAAGACGCAATTCATAAAAGAGAGCAGAAGCAAGGATTTGAATTTACTTCCGAGCAACTTAATGGGATTAAAACTGGTCTGGAAAACAATATCACCATTATCACTGGCTCTGGTGGTACTGGTAAAACGTCTCTTGTGTCCGGCATTATTGATGTGTTGAAAGATTACACATTTGTACAGTGCGCTTTATCTGGAAGAGCGTCTGCCAGAATGAGTGAGGTCACCGGGTCCACTGGATACACCATTCATAGGTTGCTTGGATTTGATGGTCACACTTATGCGTACACCGCTGATAACCAGATGCCTTATGATATCTACATCGTTGATGAGATATCCATGATTAACTCTGAGTTATTTTATCATTTGCTCCGGGCTATCCCAGATGGTGCTAAGGTTTATCTTCTGGGCGATCCGGGTCAGTTGGAGAGTATAGGTGCGGGTAATGTAGCCCATGATATGATTAATAGTCATGAGATTCCAACCGTGATTTTAACGCAGATACACCGACAGGCAGCGAAGTCTGCCATAGTCACTGAAAGTGTGAAAGTGAGGTCTGGAATTCAATTAATTGATAAGGATTGGGTGGGTACTGAGACCCGGGGTGAGCTGCAAGACTTGACCATTGACTGCTACTCAGATGCCTCTAACACCTTTTATAAAGTTATGGAGGCATTTACCAAGGCTATGCACCGTCCCGATTTTGATCTGATGCAAGAGCAGGTAATCGTTCCTGTAAAGAATCGTGGAGCAGCCAACACTTATGAGTTAAACAACACGATTCAGGAGTTGATTAATCCCAAATCCAGAAAGAAAAAGGAACACACGGGATACGTCAATGGTAAGCCTTATGTTCTCCGTGAAGGAGATAAGGTGATGAATACCGTTAACAATTATAAAGTACACCCCAATATCTACAATGGTAACATTGGGCTTATTAAAGAGTTTACCACCAACGATGATGGTGACGAGATTATGATTGTTGACTTTGTTGGTATTGGCACCGTTCATATTCCCAGAGAGTTTTGGAGTCAAATTGAATTGGGGTATGCTATTACTGTTCATAAGTTCCAAGGTTCTGAAGCAGACCACATCATCTTCGGATTGGACTTTGCATCATATTCCTTACTCACACGAGAATAGGTGTACACAGGTATTACCCGTGCCAAGAAGAAGTGCGAGTTGATTGCTCAGACTGGAGCGCTGCGCATGGCAGTAGGTAATCAAGCGCTTAGTCAGAAGCAGACTTTTCTTTCCCAGTTAATATATGAGCACGCCCATCCACCTCTGGTATTCTAAGGTCGGAGCATATGTGTGCTATAATATTGACTTTGACAGTGCATTATGTTATAATCAGTGCATCTCAGATGAAAAGGAGACCATATGGAGATACGGACAATTAACGTGTTTGGCTTTGAGGGTGCCTAGCACGGAATGAGAAATCCTCTTAACTCTTGGGCCAAAGCCGACAG